GATTATAATAGATTAATGAAAGACGATCCCAACCACATAGCCAAAGTAGAAAAAGCTATAGCCCAAAAATATGGGAAAGAAGCCATTCAAAACCCCAAAGCAAATTGGGACGAAGAAAAAGAGAAAGATTATCAAGACCAACTAAAGAAACTTTCCGAGAAAGAAAAGAATATTCAAGAGAAATCTGAGAAGATTGAAACGAATGGCTTTTTTGTTTCTAAAAAACTATTTACTAGAGATATAAAGAGAGAATGCCCTATTTGTAGTAATTACTCTTTTAAAGTCGTTGATGATGTTTATATGGCAAAGTTCGAATGTTGTTATGAATGCTATATACAATATGTGGAAGGACGTGAAGAAAGATGGCAAAAAGGGTGGAGACCAGAGAGTCAAAAACAGGAGAATAAATAATGGCAACTGTATATGAAATTATCCAAGGAATCTCGCAAGCTGCAGCAAATGCTTATGATGGCGCGCTTGATGATGATGGCAAACATATCAAAATTGGTTTAAGACGAGAGGTAGATAATCCTATCACTGATAGTAGAATGATGGATGGTTTCAAAGTCCGTTTTAGCGCAGATAAAATGATCCTTGGTTATCATTCAGAGATTAAACTTAAAGAAGTTCATGATAAAGGGTTTGAAAATGACGTTGCTAGCACTTGCAATGATGCCGTAAAGTTTCTTAAGAAAGAATATAAGAAGATAACGGGGAATGCACTTACTTTGACAAAAGAGGGTGAAGTGGATATTATAGTACAAAGGACTTCTAATGTGCGCGCATGGTTACAAGCTACTTGCACCTATAAGATTGGCGGTGTTAAAGGAATGGACGATCCCACAGAGCCTAGTAAAGACAATGTGGATGATGCGATTAAGAAATTTCTGGCAACTGGAAAAGACAAGCATCCCGGGGCCAAAAAACCTAAGAACGTAACTGCAAAGGCTAAGTAAAAAAGAATGTTATGTCCTATCAACCATCCAAAAAAGAAATTGTTAAAGAAATAGTAAGGTGTGGTAAAGACCCCAATTACTTTATCAACACATATGCTAAAATCTCCCACCCATTACATGGCTTGGTGCCATTTAACACGTATGATTTTCAGTCACAACTTTTAAGTGATTTTAATGATCATCGTTTTAATATCATATTGAAAGCTCGTCAGCTTGGTATATCTACAATTACAGCTGCCTACGTTACTTGGATGATGCTTTTTCACAGAGACAAGAATATTCTTGTAATGGCAACTAAATTTGGTACTGCCGCAAACCTTGTGAGAAAAGTGAAAAGTGTTATGCGTAACTTGCCGCCATGGCTTAGGATTACAACAATTACTGTTGATAACAGAGCCTCTTTTGAACTTTCTAACGGGTCTCAAATAAAGGCGTCCTCAACTTCTATTGATGCTGGTCGTTCTGAAGCGTTGTCGTTACTGGTTATTGACGAAGCTGCACACGTCGAAGGTTTGGACGAGCTTTGGACGGGTTTGTACCCCACACTATCTACTGGTGGTCGCTGTATTGCGCTTTCTACTCCAAAGGGTGTTGGCAACTGGTTTCATCAAACATATGTGGCAGCTGCAGCTGGCGACAATGATTTTTACCCCACTTTATTGCCTTGGGATGTACATCCAAGTAGAGATTCGGAATGGTTTGAAAAAGAGACTAAAAATATGTCTCGCAGACAAATTGCACAAGAGCTAGAATGCAACTTTAACACTTCTGGCGAAACTGTTATACATTCAGATGACATACAGAGGATGGAAAGTGATCAGGTAATGGAGCCAAAATATAAAACTGGTTTTGATAGGAATTTTTGGATTTGGGAAGAGTACCAACCAGAGTGCACATATTTGTTAACTGCAGATGTTGCTCGTGGCGACGGTAATGACTACTCCGTTTATCATATTGTAAAACTTGACAACATGGAGATAGTTGCAGAATATCAGGGAAAACCGGATACTGATATATTTGCCTCTTTACTGTTGAATGCTGGGCGTGAGTACGGTAATTGTATGATAGTGGTTGAGAATAATAATATTGGATATTCGATAGTTGAAAAGCTCATAGCTGCAGCTTATCCAAATGTATATTATTCTATAAAATCAACTCATGAATATATAGATCCGGTGTTGGCAGAAACAAAATCTAATGCAGTTCCGGGTTTTACAACCTCTATGAAAACAAGACCACTGATAATTGCGAAATTGGAAGAATTCATAAGAAATAAACTACTTACCATACATTCGGCGCGGCTATTGAACGAGATGAAGACATTTATATGGAATAATGGCCGACCAGAGGCTATGAGAAGCTATAATGACGATCTGGTGATGTCTTTGGCTATTGGGTGCTGGGTGAGAGATACGGCTTTGGTTGCAAACCAACGCGATATAGAGTATAAGAAGGCATTTATTGGTGCCATGGTTTCGTCAAATACAAAAATGGAAACTAAAGTTGGCGGAATGAAAGGCTATAAAAAAGAATATGATTATGGTATCATGGATAAAACCGACATGAGTTCCAAAAAGAGGGAAATGGAAAAGTTTTCTTGGCTTTTTAAAGGATAGGGTAGATGGCTAACGACTCAATAAAGATTAAACAAAGTAAGAATCCGAAAAATAAAGAAAGTAAGTTATTTAAAAGATTAACACGCCTGTTCTCTGGCCCAATCGTTAACTTGAGAAGGCAAACACCGCGACAACTTAGGCGAAGATATCTAGATAAACATAAATTTCAATCTGCGAGTGGCAAACAATTTAAGAAAGCAGAATATAACCCATTTTCTCAAATCCTATCAAATATGCAAGCGAATTATGCTCGTTCAGAGCGATATGTCGACTTTGATCAAATGGAATATACTCCAGAAATTGCTTCTAGTTTGGATATATATGCCGACGAGATGACTACATCTTCAGATATGCGCCAGTTGCTTAGAATCCAATGCAAAAATGACGAAATTAAGGCTATTCTAGAAAACTTGTTTCATAGTGTGTTAAATCTAGAATTTAACATGTTTGGCTGGTGTCGAACGATGTGTAAATTTGGAGACTTTTTTCTCTATTTGGATATTGATCAAGATCTGGGCATTAAAAATGTAATTGGCTTGCCTCCCAGTGAAGTAGAGAGGCTCGAAGGAGAAGACAAGACAAACCCAAATTATGTGCAGTTCCAGTGGAACACCGGAGGGCTAACGTTTGAAAATTGGCAAGTTGCTCATTTTAGAATTTTGGGAAATGATAAATATGCACCATACGGAACTTCTGTTTTGGAGCCGGCCCGAAGAATTTGGAGACAACTTACTCTGATCGAAGATGCGATGATGGCATATAGAATTGTGAGATCTCCTGAACGTCGTGTTTTTTATGTTGATGTCGGAAATATCAATCCTCAAGAAATTGAACAATATATGCAAAAAGTTATGAGCCAGATGAAGCGTAATCAGGTTGTTGATGCTGATTCTGGTAGGGTGGATTTGAGATATAATCCCATGAGTATCGATGAGGATTATTTTGTTCCCGTTAGAGGCGATGTTGGCACTCGAATTGAAACTTTGCCCGGTGGAACCTACACTGGTGATATTGACGATGTAAGATATTTGCGTGATAAGTTATTCTCAGCATTAAAAGTACCTGCTTCCTATATTTCTAGAGCAGAGGGGTCAGATGAAGACAAAACAACCCTGGCACAGAAAGATGTTCGTTTTGCTAGAACTATACAACGCTTGCAACGTTCTATCATTTCAGAATTGGAAAAGGTGGCAACAATTCACCTGTATACTCTTGGATTCCGGAATGATGACCTTATATCTTTTACCCTTTCCTTGAACAATCCATCAAAAATTGCTGAACTGCAAGAGTTGGAACACTGGAGAGTTAAGTTCGATACCGCATCGGCTGCTCTGGAAGGATTTTTCAGTAGAAGGTGGGTTGCTGAAAAGATGTTTGGTCTGACTGAAGAGGAGTTCGTCAGAAATCAACGTGAAATGTATTACGACAGAAAAGTTGATGCTGCATTAGAGATGGCAGCAAATGAGGCTGCTGGTTTACCTGGAAATGAGCCGGGTGCTGGAGGAGGGCCGGCAGGTGCTGGGCCAATGTTGCCGCCAGAAATGGGTGGTGCGCCTCCGGAAGGAGGAATGCCGGCGCCTGAAGGTGGTCCACCGGCAGAAGGGGCACCAGAAGGGGCACCACCACCAGAAGAAGGGGATTTGTTGGCAGCACCACCTCCAGAAGGCGGTGAAGCACCCCCAGCTAAAAGAGACTTTGATACTGGGTGGAACAACCCTCCAAGGTGGCAACTTGATAAATCAAAGGGTAAGGCTTATAAGCCAGAAACAATCGATAGTAGGGCATCTGGGGCCAGATTGAGGCACTATAGTGCTGAGTTGGGCAGCCAAGTGGCTAGTTCGTCTGATCGAAATTTGTTTAAAGGTTTATCCGGACTACAGCAACTATCTTCTTTAAATGATGAATACTTGGTTGAAGGTCTTTCTAAAGAGCAAGAAACTACTTATAAAGAAGAAGATAAAATCTTTGCTATTAATAACGAAACGAAGCGATTAATTGAAGGATTAGAGTTAGAGAATGAGAAAAACAAAACATAATAAAAAAAGAAATACTGGTTTTCTGTACGAAGCTTTGATTAGAGAACTTACCAAGGCTGTTGTTGGGGGTGATGCTGAAAGGAAAGCTACCATTGTGTTCATGATTAAGGAACATTTTGCTAACAACACTCATTTGGCAAAAGAGTTAGAGTTGTATAAGGCTTTGCAGGAATTGGGTGAGGTCGGTCCAATTGTTGCTGAAAAAGTCTTATTTGAAGCCAAGGAACAACATAAGGCTTTGGACAAGGGGCGTCTGTTTAATGAACAAAGCCACTTGATTAATAAAATAAACAAGATTTTGTCCAAAGACGTGTTTTCCAACTTTGTTCCAAACTATAAAAATTTAGCTACAATAGCACAGATTTTTAGTGATGAGATGCCATTGAAAAAGCGTATCATATTGGAACAAACTGTTATAAATGATGTGGAAAGTTTGAAAGAAAAGACAGAAATGATGCCAATTGATGATTTGGTCTACAAAACTTTTGTGAAAAAGTTTAATGATAAATACGAAGGCGACTTGTTACAAGAACAAAAACAATTGTTGGCAAAATACATTTCTTCTTTTTCAGACAACGGGTTGGATCTTAAGATATATCTGAACGAAGAAATCGGTCGACTCAAGCAAATTATAGAGGAGTCTATAAGTGGAAGGGAAATGAAAAAAGACCCTGAAATGTTGGAATCGACAAGAAAGGTGTTGAACATTGTCGGTGATTTTAAGGAAAGGCAAATTGACTCAACTATGCTTGAGAAAATATTAAAAATTCAAAATTTAGTAAGCGAGATACAAGCAGATGGCTGATAACACCAATATTACAATGAATGTCGACGCACCAGATCTGGTGGGAAATAACATACTGATTAAAGTTGATCTTCCGGAAGAGGAGAAGGTTACCAAACCTCAAGCCTCTGTTGATTTGCAAATTCGAAAAACTTTGGAAGGTAACTTAATGATTACCGATCATGAAGATGTCGACATCGTTCTGGTGCCTGCTCAAAGCAAGATTATCGCTTTACCCAAAGAACATATGAGCGAAGATGTTTACGTAACTCAAAACAGACTATTTGACTTTTTAGCAAAAAAAGGTGTTATAATGCCGGAAACAATCCAAGGTGGAAATGTTTACGGTGCAATGGAAGCTAGAATACCAGAAAATGATTCGGTTGACGTTAATCAGGTAGGGCTGTTCGTTATAGACAAATTCATCGAGGAAGAGAGACCTTATTTTATGTCTGAGAAGGCATTTGAAAAACAACAAGAGGCTCACTACGTAGATCCGGATGAAGAAGATTCTACAGAATTGGGCGAAGTGCCACATCAGACTCACAAAGGTTCAATGCCTCCATGGGCGAGATATGGCTTGATTTATAGGTATTATGAGTAGAGGTTAATCTTGGAATTGATATACTTTGTTTTGTGTTCGTATGGCCTGACACAAATACTCGTCTACGGAAAAATATTTAACAGCATAAGACCGACTCAAGGAAAGCTTGGGGAGTTATTTCGGTGCCCAATGTGCGTTGGCATGTGGGTTGGTGCATTTTTGTTTTGTATAAACGGGTTAACAGAACTATTTACATTTGATTACTGTGTAACTAACCTTTTTCTTTTGGGATGGTTGAGTTCTGGTACATCTTATGTTTTAAATGTGATTTTTGGTGATGAAGGTATCAAAATGGAGCATAAAGGGGTTGATAATGGTTGACAGTGGTTTTGAAGTTTGGACCAAAAAATGGAAATTGCAACCTTCTAGACATTGTTGCAAAGGTTCGTAAATCACACGGGTAATGCCCGTTTTTTGGGAGTTGAGTATGTCTAAGAGAATGGTGTTAACGGAGTATTACGAACTTTGTGAGGGTGGAGTCTGTGACGACCTTTTAACAGAAGCAGAAAAGCTTGAGGTTAAGGGTGGCAAGATGATTCTAACAGGCAAGTTACAAGCCGCTGATCAAAAGAACGGCAATGGCCGTGTATATCCAGAAAAGATTTTGAAAAGAGAAGTCAAAAATTACGAAAAAATGATTAAAGAAAGACGTTCTTTAGGAGAATTGGATCATCCAGAAGACTCTGTTGTGAATTTGAAGAATGCTTCCCATTTGGTGCGCAGAGTTTGGTGGGAAGGGAAGGACGTGATGGGAACTGTCGAAATATTGAACACTCCTTCGGGTAAAATCCTTCAATCTTTAGTTGAGAGTGGCATAAAATTGGGTATTTCATCCAGAGGTTTGGGGTCTACAGAGCAAAAGGGTGGCAAAACCATGGTTAAGGACGATTTTCAATTAGTTTGTTTTGATTTTGTGTCAGAGCCGTCGACAACTGGAGCTTTCATGATTAAAGAGCACAAACAAGAAGTGTATACCAAAGCCGACAGGATTAATAGGGCTTTAAATCNNATATTAGCGGATGAGGAATAAAAATTGAAACTTACGAGAGAAGAATTTCGCGATATTATTGTTGAAGAAGTTAATGCACTTACTGGTTTGAAAGAAGAATCCCCTCTGGAAGAATTTATGCTTGATTTTGAAAGACTTTGGGCTGTTCTGACTGAAAGTGATTGGGGCACGGTGTTGCAAAATGATCCTGAGATGCGTGAAGAGGTATTTCACGCTGTTTTGCGTCACATTAAAGAAGATTTGGGATTGGCGAGCGATTCGGGAACTTATTTTTGATGAAAAGATCCAAAAAAGATATGATAGATAAAATCATAAAAGAAGAGAAGACAACGCTTGACCTTGAAGCGCTTTCTGATGCAGATTGGGATAACATACTAAAGAAGATAGATCAAAGAAAAGCATCCCGGTCAGCTGGTATATCAAAAGACAAGATAACAGCAGATCTTCGTGAAAAGGGGCTTTTAAAAGCAGATGGAACTCTTAGTAGGGGCGCCCTTGCAAAAATGACCCCAACCGAAATAGCAGCTTATAGAAAACACCATATCGGGGACGTTGGGTTGCCATGGGTACCAGATTGGACTACGGATATGTGGAAAACTGTCGGTGGATGGTTTGGCCAAAGTGAAGAGGACGCTCAATATGGTCCGATGTCGGCTGCAGCAGAGGCGTTGAGTACTGACCTATATAGAGGAATGGATGCGTGGGCTGGTCGCCCGACAGGTAAAAGCATGCGCCATAGAAAATTCTACTCTACGCGCTCAGAAGATGTTTCGGAGGGGGAAAAGAAGGCTTGGCAAAGTGTCAAAGATAATTTGACAACCAAAAGGAAAGAAGAGTTACTTGACAACTATGTCCGTGGAGTGATAATGAGTTATCCGCCGGATAAGAGGGAAGCATATCTGGAAAAGATGAAAACTTTTAAAACTAGAGATCCGGAAACTTATCGAGCAAAGCTGGAAGATTTCGCATCAAAGGGTACCGCTGGTCAGACTCTAGGCAAGCAGTTTAAAGCTTTGGAGAAAGAAATAAATGACCCTTCAACCGGATATCACACCGATCCAGCTACAAATATTACGGTGTATAATCCATATAGCCACAAGGGGTCTTTGTTTGACAAAGTGCCTCTTTTTGGTTTAGAAATTCACCCTTCTCTTACTAAATATCTAAGTCATCACCATCAATCAGAAACTGGAAGATATTATTCTCCTTCAAAATATCGATCTTTGATGAAATTGGGAAATAAGTATGGCATGACATCTAATGAATGGAAAAAGGTTATCTATGGCAGTAGTGACGAGCATCCTATTCGAAAAGAATACAGCACAGACGATGAAGAAGTGTTGAAGTCAATGGAGGACGCTGTTGTTAAGAGGATGACCGACACTATTGCTGGTCAAATGGTGCACGGCGGAGGGTTGGGTAAGAGCGCTGCAGCTGAAGTTGAAGGTTGGACTAGTGTGGATCAAAAGGAAGTCAAAGAGGCGGCAAAAAAATACGCACAGGAAGAATACGATGAGTTAATTCCATCTTCGTGGACATCGGCACCAGCCGGCAGAACTTATATTGAAGATACTCACGAGACTTCCCAACCCACTCACACACCCAGCCCTGCCCCTGAAGAACCCACGCGAAAACAACCTATGGTTGGATATACGCAGGGTGGTGTAACAACAATGGAACCTCTAAAATACACCGATGAGGAAGTAGAAGATGTCGACCAGAAAAGTGTGGAGCCAGAAGAGATTGATTACTCTAAAAAATATCACCCATATGGTGGCCTTGATGTAGGAACAAAACCGCAGGAAACGGTGCGCTCTGCTGAAGCGGAAAAACAGAAAAAAGGTTTCGATAGGATGAAGGCTATTAGAGATGCTGCGAGAAGAGAATTCGGCGGCGCTTTGCAAGAAAACAGTAAACTTTTACGTAAAATTGATAGTATAATAAAGGAAGAGTTGCATATTATACAGGAACAACAAACCGTGCCTCAACCCGTGGATCCACGTTTGATCGATGATATTTTAGATGGCGGCGTAACACAGTATGTTGATGCTATTGGCAAGGGCATGCACCCTCAAGCCGGAGAAATTCTTGGACAAACACTTCAACAGGCTGTCGAGGAAACAATGAATGCTGATGCACCTCCGGCTGATCCAAAAGGAGCACAAGACGATTTGTACGCTGATTTTATGAGGAAAGTAGACCAAAAAAGACCGGGCGCGTATTAAAGAAAAGGTAGAAATGAACAAAGCAGAATTTAAAAAATTATTGAAACCCATTGTTAAAGAGTGTATACAAGAATCTCTTTTAGAGGGTGGGGTTTTATCTAAAGTTATATCTGAAGTTGTAAGGGGGATTAATGTACAGCAGACAATCGTTGAAGAGAAACAGCAAAATAATCGATTAGAAGAAGAATTCGCGAGAGAAGAAGAAAATAATTATGTTCAAAAATTAAATGAGACTAAGAGAAAAATGTTGGACGCAATAGGTAACAATAATTATAATGGTGTTAATTTATTCGAGAACACAGAACCTATTTCTTCAGCACCATCGCCCGGAGAATCTGTTTCACCAAATTCTCCTCTATCCGGCGTTTCACCAAATGACGCTGGTGTGGATATCGGCGCGCTGATGGGCGGTGCTGGGAGAAGGTGGAATACATTAGCAAAAGGAAATAAGTGAGGATAGTATGCCTAGACCTGTAAACGTAGAAGTTACAAGACGAGGAGACGAGTCAATAGAGAGAATGCTTAAGCGTTTTATAAAGAAATGCAAGAAAGAAAAGATAATAGAAGAGTATAAAGCTCGCAGATATTATGTAAAACCTTCCGAGAAAAGAAGGATTAAGAGACGAAGACGTGCGAAAATAGCGCGAGAACTTCAGGCGGAAAGAGAAAAACAGACTAATTAGAGTTAGAAGCTTTTATATTGGAGAGAAAAAATGGCAGGATTCAGTGACAAAAATAGCGATTCAAGTGGGCCTTCTAGATATAGATATCAAAGCGGCTTAGGACACGCACCAGCTTATATGGTTGCTGGCCATCCTTATTTAACTGGCACGTTGTTGGCCGCCAACAAAGAATTTAAGGTGGCCTTTCCTTTTGTTGCAAAAAGGATTGTTGTGGCGATTTCGGGCGGCGACGGCCCTGTTAGAGTTTCTTTTAGAACGCAGGTTGCGGATACTGATCTAGACGTTGCTGCAGCACATCATTATTTTGAGTTAGACGGTGATGAAGAATCGATGACTTTCCAGGTGAAGTGTAAAGAAATTTATATTAAAAACGCTAACCCCAGCACAGCAGCTGGTTTTCAACTTTATGCAGAATTGACCAGCATTCCAACTGGCAACATGTACACATTAACCGGTTCTGGCCTAAGTGGTGGCCCAGCCGGCGGATCTGGACAAACAAACTAATAGGAATTATGTAAAATGTCAGATTTTAAGTCATCATCAATCGGCACATCCGCCACGCCAAACGCTACTGGTGGTGGCTTCGACGGCGCAGAAAAAGAAACGATAACTGTATCCAATATCAATGGCGAAATCATTACCACTATCCTACTTGATATCACGGGCTTGCTGGTTTCTGGTACTGCAACAGATATTATTGGCGAAGATGGTGTTGCCGCTGCGTATATTACACGAATTACCACTGCAGTAAACGGGGTTGTTTATAAGGCAGAGATGGCCTGTATTGAGACCCCTGCTGGCTCAAATACTACAAAGGATATTGATTTGGTCACAAATTCAAACTCTTTGGCAGAAGATGCTGCGTATGATAGCGGCGGCGGCGTTGATACTGACGTCATAATAACAGGTGCTGATTGGAAGGGGGGTTCGGCCCGAGCTACCACATCTGGCCAAGATCTGAATGCTCTTGTCGGAGATTATCTCTACTTAGCAAACGGGTCTGGCGCAAATACCGGCGGAACTTACACAGCAGGTAAATTTGTTATTAAGCTTTATGGCGCCAGCTTCTAAAAATTCTCTGCATACCTTATAAACTATTTCAAAAATAGAATCAACGAACAACTATTTATCTTGTAATAAAAGGATAATAGTTATAAATGTCAGATTTCAGACCATCACCATTCCGAACAAACGAAAGCGTAAAGTTTGGAGATGCATCTGATGATGCTCACGAAGTAGTAGGTTCATTTGAATTAGAAGGTCCGATATCTTTTAGTAAGATTACCACATCTAGCGCCACTAGCATAACTGCTGGTGTAACAGACAGTGTAATATTCTGTACTAACGACACTGCAGATAGCACAATCACCGTAACATTACCCACGGCTTCAGATGCTGGAGAAGGTTCTGTTTTATTTGTTAAAGTTACCAATACCAGAACACATACCCTGACATTACAAAGTGGAAGTGTTAGTGACAAAATAGAGGGCGAAGACACAAAGACGTTTTCGGGTGGTGTGGGGTTGGGCGTAATTTTGTTGAGCGACGGCACGTCAAAGTGGCATATCTTCTGATATATATTTTAACATCTCTTTTGGAAACTGCTACTATATATACATAGTTATGAAAACGGAGTAAAAATTGGCGTTTATTAATGCATTTTCCGGCTCGTTGGTTGCAGGTTCTGATACAAGCCATAATCACCGATTAACTGGTAGTTTTTCACAAAAATCAGGTAAAGTAATTTTCAATGGCGGTCAGGAAGCTTACGATTTCCAGATCAAGTCAGACGACGATGCAAATATGTTATATATCGACGCTAGCGAAGATAGGGTTGGTATAGGAACAGCAACTCCGGCAGCCAAATTAGACGTTGCTGGTAATGTGTTCCCGGCAGCTGACAGTTCTTATGATCTTGGCTCTGCTAGCAAACGTTGGCGTAATATCTACACCGGTGACTTACATCTTAGAAATGAGCGCGGCGATTGGACTATTGTTGAGGAAGAAGACTTCTTATGTGTCATGAATAACAAGACCGGCAAGAAATACGAGATGGTTCTCAAACCTATTGACGATTAATTCGGAAAATACCCTAAAATTTAAATTAAATTCAATGCAATTGTACATAGTTCAAACTATTTATAGCTGTAACGAACTTTAGCACTTTGGAGGATATATGAGAAATGGGACTAGTATCAAGTAATTCAACCGCAAGCAAACCACTTTGGACGCTAACTAACACCGCAAATGACGCAACAGCGCCAATATTACGATTTGCTAACGACAAAGGTGCCGCAGGGGCCGATGGAGACGACTGCGGCAGTATCGAATTCCTCGCGGACGATTCTGGACAGACACAAACAACTTTTGCAAAAATTCTAGCAGAGGTTTCTGAAACTGATAATACTGATGAAGCAGGCAAGTTGTCACTCTTTGTTGCCGAAAGCGATGGTACCACCACGACCCTTACAGCTGGTTTGGTTCTAGAGGGAGAACATGCCACTGATGGTGAGGTGGATGTAACTATTGGAGCTGGTACGTCTTCTACGACAACAGTTGCTGGTGACTTGAAAGTTACTACTGACATTATCCTCGATGATGGTGGTTCCCTCAAAGAAGCTGGAGGAACTGCTGCCATTACTTTTGATGGTTCCGGACACGTTACCAAAATTGGCCAAGATAGCCCATCCAGCGGCCAGTTCCTTAAATGGGATGGGTCCAAAGCGGTTTGGGATACAGCCACTGCTAGCAGCCTTGCTTGTGATGATTTGAGTGCCGGTGATGCAGCAGTCACGGTTTCTACTACTTCCGGCAATATCACCATTGACGCTCAGGCGAATGACGCAGACGTCATTATTAAGGTTGATGATGCTGGATCTTCAGTTACGGCAGTGACATTTGATGGCAGTGATGAAGGAAACGCAGTTTTTGTTAATGACTTGAAATTGTCTTCGGATGCTGCAGCTATCCATTGGGGTGCAGATAACGAAGTTACACTAACTCACGTTGCAGACAAGGGCCTTACGCTTAAACACACTGCAACGGCAGATGACAAGCCGGTTATTTTAACACTGGCAACCGGCGAGACTGATATGGCAGCTGATGATGTCATCGGAACAATCAACTTCCAAGCCCCGGACGAAGGAACTGGCACCGATGCTGTGCTTGTCTGCGCTGGTATTGAAGCCGTGTCTGAAGGTGACTTTTCTTCTTCCAGCAACGCTACTAAACTTTCTTTTAAAACTGGCGCATCTGAAGCAGCCGCTGAGAAGGTGGCTATTTCAAGTGGAGGAGACTTGTCTATTGTTACGGATGGTGCTTCAATCTTTTTTGGAGCGGATTCGGAAATTGAATTGCGACACGTTGCAGATGATGGTCTTATTCTCAAACATGTTGGCACCGGTGATGGTAAAGAGCCTAGCCTCACTTTCCAAGCTGGCGATAACGATATTGCCGCTGACGATGTGCTTGGATCGATCTTTTTCCAAGCTCCGGATGAGGGTGCTGGCACTGACGCTGTTTTAGTTGCTGCCGGTATTGAAGCTGTTTCTGAGGGTGATTTTAGTTCTTCAAGCAATGCGACTTCTTTGGTGTTTAAAACCGGCGCTAGTGAAGCAGCTACAGCCAAAGTTAAGATTACTTCTGCCGGCCATCTTGTTCCTGCTGCAGACAATACATACGATTTGGGCAGCGCTAGCCTTCAGTGGGCAGACATATATACCGGCGACCTCCACCTTAACAATAGTCGAGGTAATTGGACCGTGGTCGAGGAAGAAGATATGCTAACTATTCGTAATAATCTTACTGGAAAATGGTACAAAATGGGCATGACCGAAATTGACCCCACAGGTCGAGATGACGGGATGAATAAGCCACCTGTACCCCTACCTTAAAAATATTGTGTGAATCCAATAATCCTACTATTTATAATTGTATATTGATATAACAAGGAGTTAATATGTCTTTAGTCATTGACGGCAATACACTAGACGCATCCGAACTTGGTGCCACAGACGGTGTTACCGCCGGCACTGCAGCTGCAAACAAAGCAGTTGTTCTAGACGGCTCCAAAAACATCGCAACAATAGGCACGGTTGGATGCGGAGCAATCACTTCTACTGGTACATCTGTTTTTGGACACATAAAAGTTGGTGATGGCGGAAATATAGGTTCTGCTTCTGATGCTGATGCTCTCGCTATCTCTTCTGGTGGTTTGGTTACATTCTCACAAGGTTTTGCTGTTGGTTCGGATGCTGCCGGGGATGTGTTGTATCACAATGGCACCAGTTATATAAGATTGGCAAAGGGCGACGATGATCAAGTTTTGACCCTCGCCAGTGGTGTCCCATCTTGGGCAGCTGCTGGTGGTGGAAGTGGTACAGATAGATATAGCATTTCTAACAGGTTTAGGTCTGGTAATCTTAGTAGCACTAGCAACGTTTATTTTACAGATGATGTAGACACGTCTGCTAATCAGTTTTATTTAAGCAAAGGCGTAGCTCATGGGACAACTATCAATGTTGACTCTGATTGGCTTTCTGGTTTCGAGGGTGGCCCACAATGGCAAGCCCCTAGGGCATGCACATTAACACAAATTGCGGCAACATCTCGTATTAATGCTAATTCTAGTTGTCATACCGTTCGAGTTTGTGTGTTTAAAGCTACTCCGGTTAACAACAATACTTATTCTACCGATATTACCTGGACACAGGTGGGAACTGCAGATTTGAGCGAAGATGGTTCGACACAGTTGACAGATTATGCACTTCAGACNATAAATACTGCGATTTCTAGTGGTAACTCGATATCTGCAGGAGATTGTGTGATTATAGGATTTATGCCTGTTGGTGGCACAGCAGCAGCAAGTTATTTTCAGGTTACGCTTGAGTTTACAGTAGCATAATGAGGTAAAATGATGAACAAAAAAGCAGCAATTAAAAAAGCATTACGCGACATTCTGTCTAAAAGATTCGGGACTGCTTGTATATTAGAAAGACCACTGACAAATACGGCTTCAGTTAGTTTTGGCACTTGGGTTTATGAAATAACGTTCTTAGAATATGATGATAACGGCGATCCAAGTACAGAAGAAGAGTACGATGATATTTATACGGCACTTCAGCAAATTGTAAACGAACATAATAATAGTGGGTTGGTGTAATTGCTGATATCCATAATTAAATTAGTCATTTACACTATTTAAATACTATTTATTAGTGATTAAAATTAATTTTGTTTGGAGCCTTATAATGTCTGAATTGTTAGAACAAGCTATAGTGGATGCGGAAGCATTGAAGGAAGCTGCGCTTAAAAATGCGGAGCAAGCAGTTATCGAAAAGTATTCTACAGAAGTTAAAAGCACGGTGGAAAAGCTTTTAGAACAAGATATGCCAATGCCCCCGGGTACGGAAGAGATGGCACTTATGCCACCGCCCGGTTTGATGGGTGCGGATATGATGGGAATGGGGATGGCCCCAGAAGAAGGTCCGTTGGCTGATGTGCCAATGGCATATGGAGATGGGGAAGATCTTTGCCCATGTCCAGAAGAAAAGGAAGAGATCGTTGTTGACTTAGACGCCATTGAGGCGATGCTGTCTAACGAAGAGACGGGCGGGGAAGGTGGAGTTCCGGAAGAATTCCACGAAGAGATGGCAGAAGAAATGTTGGCAGAGGGTGAAGAAATCGATATTGATGAAAATTCACTTTTAGAAGACATTTTGGAAACATTGAAGGTTGATCTTGATCCAAGTGTTAACCTTTTGGCTCCGTTGGGAAGCAATTCTACTAATTTGGGTATGTTTGAAGAAGAAGCCAAGGCTTTGGAAAATGATAACAGCGAAGAGTTGGAAGAAGAAAACGAACAACTGGGAGAGCAAAATGTGCAATTGGAAAATATTGCAAAAGAACTGTATGGCGAAAACAAATCGTTGACAGAATCAAATGAAAAATTAAATGAATCAAACTCTTCTCTTAAGGAGGAGAATGATAGAGTTAAAAGCATAGTTTTGCAGATTAAAGAGAAGTTAGATGAAGTTAACTTGTCAAATGCTAAACTGCTTTATATGAATCGTGTTTTGGGAAGCAACTCCCTGAATGAGCGACAAAAAACAAACATTGTCGAGTCACTCTCCAAGGCTGATTCCATCGAAGGGGCGAAGGTTATATATGAAGCTCTTCAAAGTTCAGTGGGTGGAAGAAGCAATTCTTCACCGAAATCACTAAGCGAAGCAGTAAACCGAACCTCTTCAATAACATTACCCCGAAGGGATGATGTTAATCCTATCGATCCTGTTAAGGATAGGTGGAAAAAATTAGCTGGTTTAAATAACTAATTAAATTTAAAGGAGGAAAAATTATGTCTGTTTTACAAAAGCTAACTGAAGGCATTGTCAATCGAAACCTCAATAAGGAAGGTGCTGCACTCATGGATAAGTGGGAGCGAACCGGTCTTTTGGAAGGACTCGATGGACGTGCAAAGGACTCTATGTCCTTACTGCTTGAGAATCAAGCAAAGGAGCTTCTTCGAGAAGCTTCGTCTATGGCAGCAGGTGACGTCGAAGGCTTCGCCGCTGTTGCATTTCCAATTGTTCGCCGGGTTTTCGGTGGATTGATTGCAAATGATCTCGTTTCCGTTCAGCCCATGAGCTTGCCCTCTGGTCTGATCTTCTTCTTGGATTTCACTACAAATACCGCACGTTTGGGGTCTGTTGCTGATAAATCCGTTTATGGTGGTGGCGTGGTCGCTTCAGAAATCACCGGTGGTGTCTCTGACATCACTGAAGATGGCGGTGGCTTCTACAATATGGCAAATGCCTATTCTTCGCCAACTGGTTCTGCAACCATGACTCTCGCTTCGGATGCCACCTATGCGGCATTGTCTGACGCCGAATTCAGCGCTACGATTACTGATACCCCATTTGCTGCAGCTGCAGTGGCGATCTCAGCGTTAACTGAAGCACAGAAGATCGCGCTTCGTTACGACCCGGATCTTCTTGCTGGTGGCCCAAACAATCTTATGTCTGATACAGTTGTTTCAGTAACATATAAGATTCCAAAAGCTACAGCGGATACGATGAACTTCGATAATTTGGGTGCGTTCAACATTTCCAGCGCTCATGCTGACGTTGATAGCCAATTACGAAGGCTAACTCACTTGGGTTATTATACTGCCGCCGGCGTTCTGACTTCCTACAACAAGGTGATGGCAACTGGCGAGAATGTTGCACTTACCATGTATCATGTGGGTACCGGTCTGTCTGCAGCGGATGTAGAAACTGCTAACAGTACACTGAATTTCCCGCTTGTCGATAATTTCGACGCCGCAAACGCCATTGGTGCAGTAGTCGGTAATAATGTCTGGGGACTTGAAGAACCTTCTCCAGGTACAGGCACAGTGGGCGGTAGTCAAACTGGTAAAGATACCATTGCTGAAATCGATATCAAGGTCGATAGCATTGCTGTTACCGCGATTACCAAGAAGCTTAAGGCTAAGTGGTCTCCGGAACTTGGACAGGATCTGCAAGCTTACCATAATCTCGATGCAGAGGTTGAGCTTACAAGTATTCTTTCCGAGCAAATTGCACTTGAGATTGATCGAGAAATCTTGAATGATCTCGTTCAAGGTGCAACTGCCGGTACGTACCACTGGTCGCGACGTCCAGGTCGTTTCTTGGATCGAGTTTCTGGTAGCGCAATCAGTGATTACTCCAACGAGAGTATTCTTGGTGGTGATTTTACTGGTACAGTTTCTGAGTGGTATGAGACGCTTGTTGAGACGATCAACGATGTTTCTGCTCAGATTCACCGTAAGACGCTTCGTGGTGGAGCTAACTTCCTGGTTACTTCCCCGGAAGTTGCCAACCTTCTTGAGTTTACCTCTGGATTCCGTGCAAGCATCACCCATGACGATGACAAGGGTAATGTCGGCGCAGTGAAAGCTGGCAACTTGAGCAAGAAGTGGGATGTATATGTTGATCCTTACTTCCTGCGAAATGTTGTTCTGGTTGGTCGTAGAGGAGGAAGCTTTCTTGAAAGCGGATATGTCTACTCACCTTATGTGCCACTTCAGGTGACACCGACTATCTTTGGTACGGAAGACTTCGTGCCGCGTAAAGGAGTTATGACCCGATACGCTAAGAAGATGGTCCGTCCCGATATGTATGGTTTGGTTGTTATTCAAGACTTCGGTGGTTAATGAGAACAATTTAATTTAATACAATAAATCACCCCGCTCTGGTTTTTTGCCAGAGCGGGGTTTTTTTAATTAACATTAGTAAAAGATTTTGATATAGTTTAAACAAGAAACGGAGGTTACTATGAATCAAAATGAGGCTCTTAATTTGTTAGTGCAAGCTGTTAATATGGCGCAACAAAAAGGTGTGTATTCTTTGAAGGAAGCGGCATTGTTAGCAGATGCTGTGGAGACTTTTCAGCCCCCACAAACACAACCTGAAACAGTCGCTGTTGAGGAAATGGCTGGCGAAGAAGAAAACTAGTTGATTGTTGGAAAGCTGTGGGTTTTTAATCTTCTTCTCAACTATTTACATAGGATAGGAGATTATATGGATGGCAGTACCAACTTTAACACCGGCTAGTACAACAA